GACTTCCATTAGTATTCTATTTCCTATTAAATTAAATCAATATTTATCTTATTTTCTTATATCATGAGTATAATGTAGAATGTAAGTTTTGTCAAACATTGTTTTATTCATTATAGCCATATTGTGCGTGTCTAAAAATTGGTTATTCAATTCAACAATGTAGTTAAACTTACGGTTGTTGGACTTTTCTTTTGCAATAAAGCAATTATGTATCAATATATTATTTTTTGAAATACTATCTGATAATATTAAAGTATAATATAATAGAAGGCAAATGTCAAATTGATTATACAGATTCCTTTCCAATAGTTGCCAACCGTCTAACCATGTGCTTTTATCATATGAATCAGTTTTGGTGTTGGTTCTTGGGCAGTAGAAAAATATTTCTGAAAGTAATTTTAAAGGATCATCAGAAACTGCAATATAGTTTCTTATTTTATTCCAGTCTATTAATCGTTCTTCGTAGTTTCCAAAAAAAATATTTGGTTTATGAGATACTTCTAACTTTGAACGTGATTGTTGCGATGTCGTTTGCATTTGGTGTTGGATTAGTTGCCTCAATGATTACTGTTTCTTTATTTGCATTTCCGTCTTCGTCTGATAAACTTACTGCAAAATTTAATCTAGTTGTGTTTGTGTTGTTTGCTGAATCGCCTAAAAAATCATACTCATCATTTAGTGTGATTGTGTCTGCGTTTTTATCTACTGCTATGTCTAGTGTGCCTGATCTGAATGCGTTTAATACTGAACTGTTGTATGTGTATTCTACTTTGTAATGTTTAGAAGTGTCTGCTGGAAGTTTTGCTACTCTTGTTGCTGATAAAAGTTGACCAATTGTAAATTTTGTTGCAAAAGTTAATGTGCCACTGAATACTCCTTGCACTTCTGGAATATAGGCAACACCATTTAGTGTAGCACTATTTGCCATTAATGCTTCTGTACGAGCAAAGAAATCTGCTGATGATGTGTTACCATTACTATCAAATCTTATCACAGCATGAACTGGACTTGTATCAACACCTGCATCGTTTCCTACAAGGACAAAATTATTTTTCTCACTGATATTACCTTTACCTTCTTTAACATAGATACCGTTTTGATTTATGTTAATAAATCTGCTATTTGTAATTGTGTTGTTGATTGGTCCTGTTGCCTGTGCCACTTGAGCAAGGACTGTGTCTCTACCAAAGTTTACACCGAAACTACAAGTATCAATTGTTGTGTTATTGAATACATTGTGAACCACATCATGATTTGAAAGTATTCCATAAGAGAAACCTTCGATTGTAATTTTTTCAAAACTGTTATCTTTTGTTGTAACCGGAGTTGAAGTGGCTTCCATTAAAATTCCAATTTGATCATTATTCACTCCTGTGCCTTGAGTCCAAGGTCCTTTAATTTTTATATTTTTGAATTGACTATTTTTACAACTTGCTAATTTTAAACCAACATTGTTTTGATCAGTTTCTAAAGTGATACCTTCAATGTGTAATAAGTTGGCTTGATTTAAACTTGTTGTTTGTGCCGCAATGCCCTCGCCATTAATAGTTTCAAATACAGGAAAATTTGCTGTTTGTCTAAACACAGTTTTATCTGCACCATCTCCTATTAAATTAACATTAGGTGGCAATTTAATACTGTCTGATAATAGATATAAACCTGCATGAATTTTAAGTGTAACTCTTTTCTTTAAATTGTCTGCGTCCATACTATTTGCGTATGGTAAAAATAATTGATCTACTGCTCTCTGTATTGCCACTGTTTGGTCAGTGCCATCACCATTTGCACCAAATGACCTTGCACTCACAATATCATCTAATCTTGATTGTAAACTTCTTTGTATTGGTGTTGCCGCTGATGCACCTGTTTGAACATTGGAACCATTTCTATAAGTGTACTGATCACTTAAAGTAAAAAGATTATCATGCTCTGTTAAAACTTTTGAATTTCCTACTGCTGGTGCACCTTCTGATACTGCACCATTACCTATGAATAACTCTTGCGTGTCAACTGCCCAACCTAATTCGCCGCCTGCTAGTTGTGGTAATCCAGAACCTTGGCCCTTTCTACCTCTACGAATCTGTATTCTTGATATTGAAACTATTGCCACTTTTTTCTCCTACTATGAGTATTTATCGAGTGTATTGTTATTTTAGAATTGATATTTAATGTGCGTACTTAATATAGTACTCTTCTACTCTTTGCCACCATAGGTCTTTATATTTTGCATAATTCAATGGTGTAATATCAAATTGTTGATATGTAAGATCTCTTGCACACATGAATACGTGACCTTCATTTATCTTCGTGTCATATACTTCGTTGTGTGCTTCTGCATATGCAACCAATTGTAAGAAATAATCTTCAATCCATTCTTTCTTTTTAGGCTTATTGGTTTGCTTAAAGTCAATGATACAAGGTGTGCCTTTATATTCTCCCACACAGTCAGTGGTGCCGGCATAGATTTTAGGAAAATATAGACCAACTTCACTGCCCCATATTTCGTTGACATCTTTCAAAGCATTTTCGTAAACTGTTTTCGCCATCTTGAATGCTTGTTGCGAATAGGGATTTGAACCAGGCTTTCCCCAACTGCCTTCGTTTATATAGTTTTCTATGTATTTGTGCATTCTGGTGCCCATGCCAGATGCCTCTTTGGTTATTCTCTTTGCTGTTTGCTCGCCAACTCTTTTACGCCATTCTAATAGATGTGTTTTATCTTTTGTAGAATCTAATATAGTTGTGACACTTGCTACTGCATCTCCATCAGGACATTTATATACTCTCTTGCCGTCCAATGATGTACGTGATAGTTGTGTATAATCGAAACGATTTACTATTAATGACATTAGTCTTTCTTTTTATCTGAGTCGGAAATGTTGCCACCATTCTCTGTAGATAATCTATCTAACTCATCTAGCATAGAAGCATAATCAGGCCCGTTCCATGGATTGTATTCGTAATAAGGTTTTACTTCACTGTTAGGATCGTCCTCACCCTCCACACTGTTTACTTCTGGAATATAATGTTTCATTGTAGATTCAATTCCTTTTTTAAGAGTGGCTGTACTTCCTGCACAACCAGAACAGGCACCTTTCATAAGCATGGTCAGTTTGCCTGTGTCCACATCAAATTCTTTCACTTCAACCATGCCGCCATGTTGGGCCACAGTGTTGTTAATATATTTTTCCATTACGGATTCGATGTCGTGGAGTATCTGATCTTTGGTTCTATTCATAATTTATATTACAATACTTTATTGGATTAGTCAAGTATTATATACGTTTTTTGGCGGCACGTTTTGCCATGGTGTCTATACTAGAACCTTTGGCGCCTTTCTTGGTAGGAATGTTTGGATCTTCTGCGTCTGTGTCTAGTGTGATACCTGTTTGATCAAATGTTTTGATCATTTTTTTTACTACTGGATTTGCATCGTATGAATTTTTGAAAGAGTCATAACTGTATGAGATACCTCCGACATTAGACAAAATTTTATTTAAAGCGTCAAAACTCAAATATGCTTTTTGACTCTGTCCATCAGCACTGCTGATTAAGTTTCTTAAAATTTGAATTAATTCTGTGTCGGAGGCCTCAGTTAAGCCTTTTTTTTTGATCGTGTAGATAGTGTTTCAGCAAGTCTTCTTGACAGTCTAATAAAACTTTCTCGCTTTTCTCTATCTGCTGGTTCCTCACCGCCTGTTGCAGGTTCGCTTGCCCCGAAGTCATCTGACTGATCTGGCATATCCATATCTGCATCATCAGTTGGTTCCATCGCAGGTTCTTCAGCATCTGCACCCATTGTATCTGTTGGTGCACCTTCGCCTGTCAGTACGGCTACGCCGCCTGTTAGTGCTTCTCTTGTTGCTTCTAATGAAGTGTATAAAGATTCTAGTGCTGGTTTTACCGCGTTTATGAATGATTCTGATTTTTCTGTGCCTTCTTCATCTCTTATTGCATCGCCTAATTCTAGGATTGTTTCTGTTTGCATTGACGCTGTGTCTTCCATCCAGCCTGTAACTTTGTCAACCATATCTTTAGCCGCCATTACAAGTGATGCTTCTTCTTCAGCGCCTTCTTTAACTTTTTTCTTGTCTTCTTTGTCTTTAGCCGCTTTCTTCATTGGCTCCGTTTTATTTCCGTCTTTGTCTAAATCTATGTAATCTGGTTTCGCTTTTTCTTTTACTTCTGAATTTTGCATAGTGTCTACTAATTTCTCCATATCTTCTAGTGTGTATTCTTTATCACCAACTTTAAACTTGTCACCTTTTTTCATACCTGCCGCTTTTGCTTTTTGTACTGCTTGAGCAAATGCATTACTTTCATATGGTCCATCTTGTTGTGCAAGTCTATTTTGTACTGAACCTAAACCTTTTTCTTTGATTTCGTCAATTAATTTAGTAAGTTCTGAATTAGCATAACTTTCATCAGCATTTTTTGGGTCTGAATACATATGACTTTGAATTCTATCTATTGCTTCTTTTTCATCATTTGAATCTTCTATTTCTCTTTCAGCATCGCCTTTAGCAATATCAAAAGCATTTCCGCCTTCAGTTGCTTTTCTGTCTTTAAGTGCTGATGTAATCACATCTAAAAACATTTTTTGTTTGTGATAATCTTCGTTGTGTGTGATTTGATCAAATGCTTCTGTTTGTTCTATTGTAGCAATTTTGTCTAAAACTTGATTTTGAGCCGCTTCTAATTGTTCTGTGCTGAATTTTGTTAAATCGATTGATGTGCCAAACACTTTGCCCAGTGTATCATTTAACTGTTCTGTTGTTAGATCCTGTCTAAATTGCTCTATTTTCATGCTTTTGTTCCTTCGCTAATTTATTTATCAAAGATGTAGTCCTCTAGGGTATCTCTTAACTTCAGCAAATCCTCCCAAACAATGTCATATCTGGTTCTAGCAACCTCTCGTTTAATATCATCTTCGGTCCTAGCAATGGTATTCTTGTAGAATATGCATTCGTTGTACTTACTCTGTATAGCATCATCCACCTGTAAAATAGACTTAATTGTGTCATTGTTGTCCATTATTAACTGATTTGCCATGGCTAATGCGGCTGTTTTGGTAAAGGTTGTTTTCACCTGTCTATTTGTTTTGAGGTCATATAGCAGGAAACCATGACTGTTTTTACGCACCACAAAGTTTTTTATTCTCACACTATTGCCGTGTTGAATTGGCAGGCAGTATTTTTCAGCCTGCTCATCTATAAATTTCTTTAGTGTTTTACCTAGTCTTGAAGTGTCCATTTGCAACAACTAATGTATAGTCCTCTTTGGGTATCTTACGTACCAAACTCTTTCTTATTAAGTTATGTATTACCTCTTGATCTCTTTCTACAAAGTGGTCCAATCTTTTAACTTCTTTCAGTTTGGACAGAATAGCCTTCTCTTCATTAGAGGCTTGGATAGTGAAATCTTGTATGAGTTCGTTTATCTTCATTGTGTTGTTGCTTTTTGTCTGCGTTGTGTATTTTGAATCACAGGGTTCAAATCTTTTTTACTTACTGTGATTTTTTGTGGTGATTTATTTGAAACTTTGTTTGTACTTAAAGTTACTTCATCACCTTTTACTTGATCTACTTTATAATCAACTTCTTGGTTAGGTCCGGTTGGCATAGATACTGTGTTTCCTGTTTTATACATCTGTCGATCAACTTGTTGATTAGCCTGTTTATTACTTGCAGTGGCTTGTGATGATCTAACTGGACCTTTTGGTAGTTTGTTAGCAGGCATAGGAGCACCAGTCTTAATTGTTTGTCCTACTTGCTTTATGACTTTATCTAGATACGGTGTTTCAATTATTTCTTTGAATCTCATTATTTTCTGATTGCCCTTCTTTTACTTGGTCTTGAACTTGCACTTCTTCTTCCGCCGAATCTTGCTAAACTTCTTGCTTTGTTCAAACTTCTTAATCTAATACTGGATGGATTAGTTCTTTTTGTGAATGAACGTTTGATGTTCATTGTAGAACCACGACGTGCTTTTGCTCTTTTCATTCCCATCATTGAACCCATTTTTTTTGGTTGGGTACACACAGAAGGATTTGAAACAATACGTCCTTTTCTAGCACCTGATAAACATCTGTACTTTCTTACCATTTGCCCACCTTTATTACGTGACCAAACTTGGACTACTGACTCTGTAACTATTTCCTGTATTTTCATGGTTAACCTGCTCTACAGTGTTATTTAGCGGTGAATGGGGGTATTATGACTAACCTGGAAACTTTAATAAAAGAACAACTATTGTGGATAAAAGACCTGCAACAATAGTTCCTGTTGCACCTATAATAACTTTTACCATGGATTTATTACCAGAATGTATATCTTCGTGGATAGACTCAACTTTCTCCTCAATCTTTGTAAGACGAGTTTCTAAGTTTTTGTATCTCTGTTCGCACAAATCTACGTGTGCTTCTAAATTTTGTTTTTCTAAATCTGTTGTTCCCATTTTTCTCTCTTCCGATCTTTATCTATTTTTCTCTATGGAAGGGCCTTGATTGTATTTGCCTAAATGAGCCTGTGTAAATGTATTTATAACCACCTGGTTTATTCATTATCTAATTGTTTAATGAACAATACATTGGTATAATCTTCGTCATTTGTTCTTATGACACCAGTATTTATTTTGATTGTTTCGTCCAATCCTGTAAGCATTGGAATTAAATCAAAGTCTTCTTTAAGACTATCTATGTTCACCGCATCAGGAAACTCTGGTTCAAATACTGCTATCCAAACATTGTGTTCGCCTCTGTAATTGTCACCAAACATTAAATTACTGATGTCCATTTTTTCAACTTTGGGCGGTGTAATTATATTGATATTAGTCCGCAACTGAAGACAGTTTTCAAAAGTCATGTAGTTGGCAAATTGTGCCACTGACTTGTCGTTGTCCTGCACCTTGTTTTTGTGTGCTCCAGTTTTGGTAATGTCTAACAATGATAGTACTTTGAATCTCATCTCTGTTCGCCTTTGTTCTTAGCACAATTACTTATAGTCATAAAAAAAGAGCGTCCAGTTTCCTGAACGCCCTTTTATATTCTGTTAATAGGATAAGAAGTCTTATCTGCTTATCTATTATGCGTATTTGAATGTTGCTTTTTGTGTTACTGCAACTGTTCCAGACGCAAAGTTAACACCGTCAATTGTACCTAAGTTGATGATATCTTCAACCATAGCCTGCTCGAAAGTACCAGTTACTGTACCGTCTGCAGAAGTGTATGCTGTTGCACCTTCGTCTATCGCACCTTCTAATAAGAAGTCTTGTTTTGTACCAGTGTCATAAACTGCACCCGCCGCCAAGATGTTGTGACCTCTTGCTTGGATTGAGTTTAAAACTGCTTCCATTGCCGGTGCTGATGCATCTGCATCTACGTCCCAGTCAACAGAAATCATAGTAAGTGCTTTGCTGACAAATCTCATTTCATCAACTAATGGACCTACTGCTGGATGTGTTTTTGTTAAAGTTGCCATTTTTCGTCTCCTTTTTTCTCGTCAATGACACACGTCGCTCCGACGTGTATGTTGCTAGTATTTATAGATTTTTACTGGAAATAAAGTGCTAATACAACAAAAGGGCGACATAGAGCCGCCCTTTTGAATATTGTGTTAAAACAATTAATTACGCCGCGTCGAACGTATCTAAATCACGTTCTACTACTAACGCATTAGATAGGTCAATTGAATCAACTGTTCCTAATTGTCTAATACGTACTTGTAAGTCAGCCGCTGTTGTTGAATGACCATCAACTATGCAGAAAATTTTTCCTGCTGTTCCTGTTGACACGTACATCAAAGGCTGTGCTTCACGTACCATTGCTTCGATTGTTGAACCTAAGCCACCTTTTGCAGAAATGTTAACTAATGCGTCTAGTTCCATTCCTTTAAGTTGTGCTACAGATTCCTGAGTACCATGTGTATGACCGGTACCGTGTACTTTAGTTACTGCCGCCATTGTTTTTCTCCTCTTTTTCTCTTATTAATGGGGCCACCCACTCTCCATGGGTCGCTTAAATTTATTTATAGGATTGTTGCCAAAATATGTGTATGTGTTTATTTTCTAGAGCGTTTTGCCCTTGTTTGCAATGCTTTTAGCACACTAACAAAAGCCGGCCCTGCTTTTACAATATCATCTATCAATTGTATTGCTGGAAGGTATGCTTGTACAATGGATGAAGGAATAGATTTTCCTGATAGTGCAGAGTCTATAAAACGTTTCACAGCCATTAGATTCTTACCACCTACCAGATATCTGTACAATGCAAGATCACCACCTGAAGTGCTGATATCAGGCATACTAATTTTAGGCTCTGCGTCTCTTACAGAACCAGTTTCTAATCTTCTATCTGCTGATAGTTTTTCTAGATACTCTATGATATCTGCATTTCTTAATTTGGCTCTAGATGCATGAAGCAATCTAGTCACAGTAGTTTTCTTATCTCTGCTAGATAAACTGTCATAGTTGAATAAGTTTCTACGAACAGTTTTATAGTCTGTGTTATTAATTCTTAATCCGTTTTCAATTGTTAGGAATGTTGACTGTGTAGATCCAGTTACCAAACCACTCTGCAATTCCATTAGGTATCTATTGAATCCCATGGTAGGAAATGATGTTCTTTTTCTTAAAATTTTAGCACCTTTTGGATCTTTAAGTTTGTCCATTGCTGAGTCATCACCCTGCACAAAATAAACGAAATTATGAAGATCTGTGCTGTGCATTCTAAAATTATTATAATTTGTTCTTCGAGTGTCTCTAGAATATTTTGAAGCATATTGTCTATATGTAGGATATTGATTAAGAAGTAATAAAACTAAAAGTGTAAGGTAAGTTCTTTCACAGCAATCTGTGTATGTGAGAATCTTTTGATCCTCAGCATTACGAGTCATTCTCGCTTCATAGATGTCTGTGATAAACTCCATGGATATTAATCACCATAGTTTGATGGAGCAGTTTGTTCAATACTATACATTGATACAAATAAGTCCACCATATCTTTTGATTGTAAAAATTTGTCTAATACTTCGCTTGTTTGAATATCTTTAGTGAATTTTGCTTTAATATCAGGCTTTACTCTAGGAGCAGTTAAAAGACGTCTTAAAGTTTTTGCTTGATTAAAATTTACTTTATGCTTTTTACCATCATCTGTCACCACTGTGTCTAATGGTCTAGGATTGCCCTGGCTGTCCAATATTTTACCCAATTGATTAAACATTGAATCCTGTTTGAATTCCTTGTCAAAACCTGCATTTGGATCATCTGCTGGATCAACGAACTCTTTTTTGATAATAAAATCTTTTGCTCTCATTATGTTCTCCTTATCTATTTATCGCTCTATTGGCTCTAGTGAATGCAGAACGTTTGACCAATTTAATGTTGCCCGAAGGAGTGTTTAACACATATCCTTCACCGCCTGGCTTACCATTAACAGTGGCTTGAATATCACCTTGTGCAGTATCCAATTGTGAAATAATTGAGTCTTTGACTTGCATTATGCCACCCACCAACATCCACAGTTTACTGAAAGCATCTATATTCTGTTTTACATATTCCGTTATTTTAATTTTTTTTGGCTGACTGACTGTGCTTGATTGAAGCCATTGCAAAAAGTCCTTACCTAAATTTTTCATACCACTATCTACCTTGCTGTTAGTATAGGAGTACAAAATATTTGATAGATCTACTAATTTCATTTGTGACAGTGTATTTCTGTCTAAAAGTTTATCTATACTCTTACCACTGTTCGCCAACAAAGACTTCAATTGATCAACACCTTTGCTCTGTATTGGTTCTTTCTTGTTCACTGTCGTAGGTGGTATTGCTAAAAGTTCTTTACCTTGTATCATATTCAGTTGCTTGGCTGGTAGGGTTCTTCCTTTTTCACTCATAAGATTGTGTACAACAACTCCCACTTTGCTCTGACCTATTTTTTGTCCTAACACTGACTCAGCATCAACTTTGTATTGCACAACATTTGGTTTGAATACGTAACTATTTCCTGATTTTTTAGGAGTGTCGAAGTACAACATATCTCCAACAAAGTAACCTTGAAATGATTCAGGCACCGCATTCTGCATTGTTTCAAATACACCTTTCATTTTCGAAGCATATTGTTTATATCCTTGCATTTTCTTTTTATCACCTTTGGCTCTTTGCATTATTGCGCCTTCAAGATCATCTGCATTTGTGGCTCTGCCATCATAACCTTTAGCAATAAATCCAGATTTATCTGTGAAAATAAATTCACCATTAGGATTTCTACCAAATACCACAGCAGGAGAACCGTCCCACTTAATGGTCAATGCCTTAGATGTTCCTGTCAATGCTTGAAGTTGCTGAATGGCTCTTGATGCTCCATTGGAGCCTTCCCAAAAAATTAAATCTTCTGCGTGTTGTATCCTAGCAGATTCAATAAGTGTGCGTCTTTTGTTATCTGTGTCTTTAAATTCTACAAGTCTCATATTTTAATTTTGTTTAATAAGTTTCTGAACCACTTGATAGGTCCTGAACTTTCAGGTAGAGCCTTACCTATCTTTGAAAATGAATCTTTCACATCCGCAATCAATTGATCATAATCAGATCTACCTTTAATTTTTGCGTGTATTGTTTCTACACTATTGAGATCGTTTGCTGTTGCACCTTTGCCTAGTATTAGTTCTGCAATCTTGTTTGGATCTTTGGTGATAGGTTCATTAGTTTCTCTATTTAGAAGTCCTGCTTTAAAACTCCATTTGTAACCTTGTGGTTTAGCAATGCTGGCAATCATCACGTGTCTGTCTGCTCCTTTGTATTCACTGCCTACTTCACCACCACGTAAACTCCATTTCATCCAATCTGGATCACCAAACATCAAATCTGTTTGCACATATCCATTCTTTGCACTGCCTCTGATAGGAGTTTTAAAGTGAACACTCACTCCGCTTTTTCTTACCCATTGCTTTGGATCCTGCTTGTTCTGTATTGCCCAACGATTTAAAACATCAACCAATTGATCTTTACTTAATTTCGCTTGATCAACTGCAACATCTATATCACCTGATGTTGGTGCAAGTCCTGTTGTGCCAAGAGTGTTTGCTTTAAGTTCTAAACCAGTTACTTTCTCCAACCAGTCTAGTGTGGGAGCCACGTCTGCTTTGTTGATTCGAGTAGTTGCTATTTGACCATTAGGATCTTTGAATACATTACCGCCTTCATTCAGTATCATCTTGCTTTCCTTCGATAATTTTCTTGATCCCAACTCTAAATTTCTTTGGATCACCATTTTTAATAGAGTTAATAAAACGTCTTTCAAGTTCCTGTGCTTGTTCAGGTGGATAGTTTTCCTTGATTGTTTGCATGATATTCACAGCACTTTCGATGATATTACTGCCAGTTGTTTCAATAAAGGCCTCCGTGTCTTGAACACGTCCTATATTTCTCAACTCGTCTAAGATACTTCTGGTGCGTTTTTTCATATTTTAACCCTATTTTGTGTATTTACCGTAAGCAGATGAATTATTAAGTAGGATTTCATTGTGTAGAATAGCATAACATCTACCAAATTGAATGTCAATATGCTATTTTTGATGCTGTTTTACGACCTTATGTCCGTTCATTTCGATACATCTTTTACACACCATTATGTGTTTTCGATTAGGGCTGATGTGTTCTACCAATGTGAGAGGACGATGTGTGAGACACATATAACATAATTCTTTCCGCAACATTTCGTCGCTGTATATTCTATCGCCCAGTTCTTGCATTTTAATATAGGTCTGGATTGCACACAGATTGCAACTTAACAAAGAGTTCATCGTATTCAAATTTTACGCCGTGAACTTCCAAAAGATATTTTTCCTGTAATTTATAAACTTCCAATTCTGTTTGACGCCAGCATTCAAATTTGTCACCAACCACATTGTTCATGTCTTGTACATAATGGAGAAGTTCGTGCAATAAGACTCCCTTGTCAAATGCATTGTGAATGTCAAAGTCTTCGTTAAGATATATGGTATTTTCTCTAGGATCATAGAATGCGTGTAATTTACCAGCAGAGCGATTTTCTTTACCATAGAACATGGCATCCATTTCTACTTGGTTCATTTGTATAATATTAGGGTGAGGCACATTTACATTGTAATCAGTCTCTGCGCCTATCCATAATAATAAAAATGCAATTAAGGTCTTCATATTAGTATTTAATTTAAATTGGTTGTCCCTTCTGAGGCACTGCATCAGGGTCTGCCTCTAAACAATAAACCTCACCATAACTGTCAGGATAATTGGTCACGAACCATTCTTTTGCGTTGTGACTTTCCGCTAGACATTGTTCTTCAGTGTCGAACCAACCAGTGAGTTGGCTACAATCGAACCCGATACAGACTGTGATAATCATTAACCATTTCATAATAGTACTTAAATCCTTTTTGCTGTTTGTTCAGTACTATTATTACTGACTTGACAACATACCAGGTTTGTGAAAAACACAACCCAGAATGTATTGAGGTAGGTACATCAACCACGCATGGCTTCTAATTGTTAATACGTTGTAAGTTGATGTTTTCATATAAAGTTATTTATCAA